GCTTGCTCAAGTTGGATATTAATCTACTGTCGAAAGTGTTGATCGAGGTGGACAAGGCCACGCGGCCGGATCAGCTACCGAGTGAATACCAGGGGGACAAATAGCCCGCGAGGGCAGGAGGTAGAGATGATGAGGCAGATAGCGCTGGCGCTGGGCTGGATGTATGTCGCAGAGGATGACGAATGGCACACCAATCATGGGACATGGTTTCCAGCGTGTGAACTGCAAGCCCACCTCGACTCCCCCGCTGGCCGCGAGTCCGTACGGGATCGGGTACGGGAGTTGGCTGGCAAAGTGCCTGTTGCGTATTACTATGAACCCGATGATGAACTCAAGCATACGGTTTGCGTGGAATCTTGTGAGCTTGACTTTAACCCGTGGCTTACTGAGTCCGAGGCATGGACTGAAGCCCTCCTGTGGCTGGCCGATCAGGCCGAGAAAGGCGGGCAGAGATGAAGCTGCAGGATATTATATATTGGGTATTCGTTCTCAGTTGTCTCCTGTCGTTGACGTATTTGAATGTTATATGCTGTGGTGGCATTTAGCAGGCCGAGAAAGGCGGGGAGTGATGGAGGATATGCGGAGGCAACGAGGGCGAGCTCATAGAGGGCCGCATCATCGGCGCCTGGGGCGCGCTGTATGAGATCATTGACGACAAGCATATCAAGCATGATGTCGTCATTACGGAGATCAGGGGCCAGCATGATAGGTAACTTGTTCGATGGCTTTGGCTATAGCCTGGCCGAGCGTGTCCTGGCAGTGGTGATTGTTCTCGCCGCCCTGGTCATGCTCGGCCTTTTTTGTTGTGCGGGCCTTGTGTGCTGTGGCAAACTCTAATGCGATACTCTTTCAAAAACCTGCACCGGGTCGTTAACCCAAAGTTCTACCCGCTGCTATTCAACGAGAATCGGTTCGAGTGCCTGCGCGGTGGCCGCGGCTCGGGCAAGTCCCGGTTCATAGCTCAGAAGGTCATATACCGCATTGTGACCGAGCAAGGCCACAAGGCCGGGGTATTCCGCAAGGTCCGCCGGACGTTGGTGCAGAGCGTCCTGGTTGAGCTCCAGTCGGTTATCGACGCCTGGGGCTTGGCCTCGTTGTTCACGCTTAACAAGACTGACCTCGTCCTGACTTACACGCCGACCGGCAACACGATTCACCTGCTCGGCTTGGATGACCCTGAGAAGATCAAGAGCTTTAGCGGCCTGACGTTCGCGTGGATCGAAGAAGCAACCGAGCTTACGCGCGACGATTTCATTGCCGTCAACATGATCCTGCGCGGGCTGACGCCTAACTACAAACAGATATCCCTGACGTTCAACCCGATATCAATGTACCATTGGCTGAAAAGCTATTTCTACGACAGCACGAAACAGGCTGACAGGGTAGTCCTGCACCACTCAACATATCACGACAACCGGTTCATCGACCAAGACTACAAGAATGAGCTCGAAGCGCTTAGGGACATTGATGATGCCCTCGCGATGATCTATGCCGACGGGGAATGGGGCGAGCTCAAGAATCTGATATACAGCAAGTGGACCGTGTCGCCGTTCGACTGGACCAAGCAAGCCAATAAAGACGAGGCGTTTGGGCTTGACTTTGGATTCGCTAATCCGTCGGCCCTTATTCACCTCGGCTTTATCGAGCGCGAGTGCAGGGCGACAGAGCTTATATATGAGTCGCACTTGACAGACGACGATCTGATCACCAAATTAAAAGAGGTGATACCAGCCGACAAGCGCCATGCTCCAATCTGGGCCGACTCGGCTCAACCCGGCAGCATCAAAGCATTACAGCGCGCCGGGTTCCGCGTTTACCCCGCAGATAAGGCAGTCAGCGAGGGTATTCGCGACGTTCAGTTATACGATTTAATTGTTGAAAGTTCCTCACAAAACCTCATAAACGAACTGACGGGGTACAAGTGGCGCGAGATGCGAGCGACCGGAGAAGTGCTCGACGAGCCTGTAAAGTTCCGCGATCACCTCATGGACGCGCTACGATATCCAATACACTCACGCCGCGCGGCGCTGCTACGGGCGATTAAAGCTGGCGACGTCAAGGGCCGCAAAACCGGGACGTCTGACCGTGTACTCACAGAGGTATTTTAACCATGCCGAGAAAGCGCAAGCGCAACACAGCACCGGCGGGCCAGCAGAGTCAACCCGTCAAGGCGGCAGAGGCGCCGCGCAATGAAATGCGGGCGATCACGGTCAAAGAGGGTCGGCGTGAATATTCAAGCGAACTCGACCAGGCACTCAATAGGATGTTTGGGGCCGTCGTTGCTAACCCTGACAAGACGCTTGACGTCCATGCCTACCGCCACAACGCCACCGGTATTGAGCTCTACTCCGAAATGATCCGTAAGGACGCTCAGTTAAAGCTCCTGTTCGACGCTCGCGCCCTTACGGTCCTCTCGCAGGGCTGGCAGATTGAACCGGCATCGAGCGACTCTGAGGACGTCAAGCGGGCCGAGTGGGTCGAGGATAAGCTCCTCCAGATTAAACACTTCTCAATGTCTCGTAAGCTGTTCTTCGGTGGCATATCGCATGGCTACCGGCCAGCCGAAATCATGCTTGACGTCGTCGGCGGTGAGTGGGTTGTTACTGAGTTCCAGAACCGGGAGCAGTATCGGTTCGGATTCGACCGTGAGGACGGGCTGATACTGGTCAGGCGCGAGGGCCGCATGGTCCGTGAGGTCATGCCAGACCACAAGTTCCTGATGAATACTTGGGGCAGCGATGAAACGCCGTACGGCTCTGCAATGCTCAAGAATCTTTATAGCCTCTGGTTTTTCAAGAATCATGCCCTCAAGACATTCTTTAAGTTTTTAGAGAAGTTCGGGACGCCGACATTGGTTGGCGAATACCCGCCAGGGTCATCGACTGACGATCAAAACGCCCTGCTGGATATCCTTTACAATATGATCGGCAGCAGTGCGGTCATTAAGCCAGAGGGGACGAAGCTCGAAATCGCGCGGACCGAGGGCGTCTCTGCCATCTCGCAGGTTTTCAAATGGGCGGTCGAGAAGTACGTTGACCGTCAGTTCGCAAAGATGATCCTGGGCCAGACCTTATCAACCGAGTCAGAGAGCGGGACTCACGCACTGGCTAAATTCCAGAGCAAATCACAACAGCACATTGCAGAGTCAGACGGCCAGTGGCAAGAGGAGATAATCAGCGAGGGCGTTGTCAAGCTCCTGATTGACCTCAATGAGGGGCCGCTACCGGCTCGCAAATATCCTAAGTACAGAATACCATACGAAGAGCAGCGCGACGTCGTGACGTACTTGACAGCGCTTGATATAGCAGTTAACAAGCTGGGCCTCGAAGTCAGTGCCGATCACGTTTACGATGCAACGGCAATCCCGCCGCCTGGGGCTAATGACCTGCTGCTACCGGGAGCGCCAGCGACGGCCGCGCCCAACACTGAGGGCATTATAGACCCGGCGAGCGCCGTACCAGACGAGGCAGACGGGCTGTCAGAGTCCCAGGCGGCGGCTAAGTTCCTACAGAGGCAGCAGGGCGAGGCGTGGAAAAAGCTTTCAACTCAGTTACTATCCTCACGCAAAGAGGGCAAGAAATTTGTGCGTACATACCGTTAAATACGCAGAGCCGAAGGACAGCGCCAAGCGGGACAAGACAAAGGCGTTCGACAGGCGGCACAAGCGGACGATGGCGAAGCTGGCAGACAAGGCCGTTGAAAAGGGCCAGGCCGTGTACGACAAGCTGACCGACGATATCATGCGCTCAATTAAGAGCCTGAGCTTTGCCGATATCGCGGTGGGTTGGACGTTGGACCCGAGAGCAACCGAGCCGCTATTCGATAGCATCCGGCTGTCAATGACCGGCTCGCGCGTGATAGGTTCCTCGCAGTTTTGGGATGACCTCAACTCCCTGGGTTATGCGAAGTGGCTCAAACGGAATGAGCTTGACGCTGAACTGCCGACCACCTGGGGCGACGCGTCTCTTGCGGCCATGTTCGCAGCGGCGTTTGATGAAGTGCCGCCGCTCAAAGACGATTTACTGCTCAAGTGGTTTACGGCCAAGACGCCGCACACCCGCGAGACATTCGACGCACTGGCTCAGATTGATAAGACAAATGCCTTTACCATTGCCGGGACCGAGACTATCTCGCTCGTCAACCGGGTCAAAGAGGTTGCGCGTGAAGCCCTAACGTCAAAAGAGGGTATGAGTAAGCGGGAGTTTATCGCCAAAGTCAACGACGAGTTCGACAAGATGGGCGTTACCAGGGCGAACCGCTATCACTTGGACACGGTCTACCGGACCAACATGCACAGCGCCTACAATGCCAATCGGTATATCGAAGCGTACGAGTTGTCAACGCCGGAGCTTGACGAGTTCTTTCCTTACTTGCAGTACAGCACAACCGGCGCGATGAACGTATGCCCGATCTGTGAGCCGTACAATGACCTCGTATACCGTAAAGACGACCCGGTAGTGCAGAACATTTTCCCGCCCAACCATTATAACTGCGCCTGCGCGATGGTCCCCGTGAGCGTTACCGAGTTCGAGGACGAGGGGCTCAAGGCGGCAGAGGGGAGCTTCCTCGATGACCCTGACGTACCGAATCCAATACCAGGCTTTGATGGTCCCCCGGCGATGGTTGGGGCTGTGGATGTTTCGCCGCGCAAGGGTGGCCCCCTAACAAGAAAAAAGAAAAGCGAGGATTAACATGATCGAAAACAACGGACAATTAATTGCAGTATTCAACAGCGCGAAACAAGATCGGCTCGCGCGAGCTTATGTCGGTGAGGTCGCCCTGTTCTATGGCTACGACGCGTCAAGCCAAGCGTGGAGCCCCGTCGCGTACGGGTTCCCGAAGGATAAGGGTTGGACACCTGACAAGGCCGCGAGCTTTCTAACAGAGAGAGGGGTTGCGGACACGCCAGCAACGGCGTCTGTGATGACATCTCTTGACACCGTCGGTGAGTTCCAGGTTGGTGACGAGGATACTATCGCACTGACTGACGAACAAGTCGACGGATTCTGGGCCGTTTCAAAGGTCGGGACTTGGACGGGTTGGCAGAATGGTGAGCCAGCCGAGTTTAAGATTACGAACGAGCACTTGCAGCAGATGGCCGAGGATTACGACCCGAACCGCCTTGAGGCTCCTGTCAATACTGATCACTTTTCGTGGGGTCCGGCTCTTGGCTGGGTCAGCGAATTGAGGGTCAACGGCAGTTTCCTCGAAGCTAAGTTCAAGCAGCTATCGCCCGAACTCAGGGCGGACCTCAAGTCGGGCCGCTACCGTTCGAGGTCAGCCGAGATATTCTTCGGCTTCGATAAGACAGAACGCGCCTACCTGGGCGGCGTTGCTATGCTCGGCGCGGCAAACCCAGCAGTCAAGGGTCTGCCCGCTACGCCTAACACATTCGCCGACTGTGAGAGCGCGGCTATATTCTGCTCAAGCGGGCTCCCTGGTGAGACCCGCAATGAATCCGTTATCGTGTTTCAACGTACTAAGTCAGAGGATAACAACACTATGGACGCCAAAGACAAGACCCTGCTTTCCGAGTTTACCGACAAGCTGGCCGGTGTGTTCTCCAGCAAGGGCGCCGCCGAGGCGCAGGATGAAGTAATCAAAGGCCTCAAGGCCGAACTGGCCGAGAGCACAAAGTCGTTCACTGAGTTGACCGAGACGGTTGCCGAGCTCAAGAGCGCTAACGACCTGGCTACGTTCAACTCGGCCATCGACAAGGCCGTCAGCGATAAGCGCGTTGCCCCGTTCGAGGCTGCGAACCTCAAAGAGTCCGGCAAGCTGATCGGCTCCGAGGCCCGCGACAAGATCGTTGAGAACGTCGCCGCTCGCGAAGTCAACCCGCTGTTCGCTGACCTGTCAAGTGACGGCTCGGCTGCTGCCGCTGGCGCTCAGGCTGACGTTGCCGGCCCCGACGCCCTGGCGAACAAGGTCGCTGAACTGATGGCGGCTGATGGCAAGATTGATTTCCGGTCCGCGACTCTCAAGGCCATTGCCGAGAATCCGGCCCTGGATCACAGCAGAAAGTAACAAGCGTCAACGCGAGACGCCTGGGGGGGCAAATCTCAAACAACTGACTTTAACTTAATTGAGGTTTGTCAAGATGGCTCTTAAGATTCGCGAGAACATCGTTAACAGCTTCACGATGCCGGTTGGAGCGGTGCAGATTGCGGCGCACTCGATCTGTTCGATTGCGTCGTCCCTGCTCGTGATCGCAACCGCGAGCACCGAGGCGACTGGTTTCTTCATCGTGACCGAGATCGGGTACGCCAGCCGTGAGGTTAGGTGCGCCGGTATCGGTTCGATATGTTATGTGATCGCCCACGACGGCGACATTGCCGAAGGCGAGCTCGTTTGTGCTGCGGCTCTTGGCCGTGCCGATAGCGTTGCCGCCCTTACCGGGGCGACACAGTACACGCTCGGTCGCGCTCTGTGCGCGTCGAGTGCAGCCGGTCAGAGAATCCCGATCCTGTACGGTCCCGAAGTCGCGACGAAAGCCGCGAGCTAAGACCGGCCCTGGATATAACCATTAACCCTTACGGGATTGTTATTATGGCTGCTCTTTACGGTGGCCGAGAAGTGCGCTGCGCTGGGATTGGCTCTATCTGTCTTGTCGTTGCGATTGACGACGCGATTGCTGAGGGTGATATCCTTGGTCCGGACACAGGCGGGCGGGTTGACACAATCGTCTCTCTGGGTACGGCCTCGCAGTACACCGTTGGCCGGGCGCTCTGCGCCTCAAGCGCGGCCGCTCAGTTGATCCCGATTCTTTACTACCCCGAAGTGGCTACCAAGCAGGCGTAAAGATCGGACCGGGGGGGGCGTACACTTAGCATGAAACTGAAACCATTGACTGAGAGTTGACAAAATGTCCGACCGGTATGATACAATTAATCTCAACCAGACGCTGACTGATTACGCGATTTCGTCTTATGCTTTGCCTGAGAATGATTTCGTGGCTGACCGTCTCGCTCCGGTTGTGCGGGTCAACAAGACGCCCGGTAAGTATGTGATCTTCACGAACAAGGCCGCGATCCGAGATGACTACGACCTCGAAGTTGCGCCTGGCGCGGCCTCAAACCGGTCCTCCAGGGAGCACTCAAGCGCGACATTTGAGTGCGTTGAGTATGGCCTGGCCGAAGATATCCCCGACGGTGAGCGCGATAACAGCGACCCGATCATTGCGCCCGAGATGGACGCGACCGCTCAACTCGTACGCAAGCAGAAGCTGGCGCGTGAGAAGCGGCTCAA